ACAGTTTACTGATACTGGATTAACACCACCAACATTACAATCACCATCTTACCCATCTGTGCCATTCTTGATTCCTCCAGAAAGAAGATTCGAAGAAAAGGCTATCGTTGAAACTGAGGAAGATGCTAACACTCCAGAAGGACGAGCAAGAATCCATAAACAACAACAGACTGATGGTGTTGCTGGTGCTACTCCACCAGCACCAGACGAAACTGCTAAGCCAACTGGTGGTACAGAAACAGTTGTTCCAACAGACTGCAAGATCATCTATACAACCAAGAACTTCACAAACGACTATCGTATCTCCAAGAACTTTACTCTTGGTATGCTTATTGATGGTGGCGTTGGTGGAAGACACAAACTTGTTGACCAGATGCTCACAGATTTTTCTGGTAGCACTAGATTATACACAGTTCAAGAAATTGTGTGTAACCTAGCCCAGACATCTCAAAACATATTAGAGCCTCTGTTGGAAGTGCTTCCAGGAAATATCGGTGGATACAAGAAACAGTGGAACATCAACTCTGGATATCGTTTAAAGGGTGTCTTGAAAGTAGAGTCGCCAACTTCTGACCACTGTAAGGGTCTTGCGTTAGATATCGGTATCATCGATCCGAATAAAATTCAAAAGACTTACGACCTTTGCGTTGCAGCAGAAAAACTTGTGCCTTACAACCAGATAATTTTGGAATACGCACATCCAACATCTGTCTGGATGCACATTAGCTATAAGTCTGAGGCTAGAATGAAGTGGGCGTTTACAATGCTGAACTATAAGACATACCAAAGAAATGCACAAGGTATTCCTTCTGGTTTCGTGTTGTTGCCAACAATTTCTCCTCCAAGTAAGTAATCATGGCTGGCACTTGGTCTCCATCAGATTCTGAACTAGGCGTAATCAATGAGTTGGTTACGTTTAGTCACACTGTAACATATGCAGACGAGTTTGCGACTTATGCTGTGACTATCGTGCCAACCGAAACAAACCCAAACACTATCAGTATCAACGGAGATACTATCTCTGGTTACTACACTGATAGTTTCCCTATGACAATACAGTACTTGAACAAAAGCGAAGATTATATCACGGTTACAGGGTTTAGTCAGATAGACGAAACTGCTCTAGATCAGATGATTTCGTATAAAGCCAGTACTAACCTTAGTAAAGTGTTCACGTACAATGCCATAGCTAAGAATGAACAAGGGGTTGTTGTGGAACAGAAAACATATACAAAGACAGTAGAAAACGACTGGACTTCTGGTAGAGATTCACTAGTTTATTACGTTGGGAAAACATAATGTCAGCTATTAGTAGAATCGGAGATATGAGCACAGGGCATGGGTGTTTCCCACCTACGCCACTGGTTATGACTCCAGTATCCAAGTCGTTTTTTAATGGTATATTAGCCAGTGTAGTTGATTCTAATTGTCAACACGCAACTCACTGCTGTGGTCCAGTTTGTCATACCAGTTCTCAGCGTGCACCTAATTCTGGAGCTTCTAAAACCTATATCGAAGGTATACTTGCAGCTAGAATTGGAGATACAATCACCTGTGGGGATGCAATAGCTGAAGGTTCACCGAATACTTTCATAGAATAACCTAAATAAAGAATATGGCAAGAAATACAAGAACATTCTCCGACTTAGACCTAAGATTCACTGCTCATCCAGTGACGGGAGACATCAACATATTGTATGATGAGACAGCTATAAAAAGATCGTTGAAGCAACTGATATTAACATCTCACTACGAAAGACCTTTTCATAGTGAAATAGGTTCTCCAATAAGAGCGTTATTGTTTGAACCAGCTGGACCACTATTTTCTGTCACACTAAAGCAAGCGATCATTAACACTATATTCAACTTTGAACCAAGAGTAGTTGTCACAGATGTAGTAGTTCGTGAATCGCCAGATAACAATGAAGTTTATGTTTCCATAGAATTCAAAATCGTTAACACAGAAAGTCCTATTAGTGTTGACTTAGTTTTAGAGAGAACACGATAAATGAATAACAATAAAAGAATTAGTGTAGCTGAGTTAGACTTCGATGCTATCAAACAGAACATAAAGAATTACATGGCTGGGCAAACCCAGTTCCAAGACTATGATTTCGAAGGTTCTGGATTAGCAATCTTGCTAGATTTACTGGCATACAATACTCACTACAATGGCATTTACACTAACTTAGCAGTTAATGAAATGTTCTTGGATTCTGCCAGCAAGAGATCTAGCGTAGTTTCTCATGCCAAGTCACTGGGATACACTCCGCAGTCTGCAACTTGCGCTAGAGCAAAAGTTAATGTTGCTGTATCAGCACCATCTAATCCCCCAGCAGTTGCAACGCTACCTTCTAACCAACCATTCACTACAATCGTTGATAATGTTTCTTATACATTTTACAACTCTGGCGCAGTGACTGCTGGTAGAAATTCTGAAGGTGTATATCTGTTCGAAGACATAGAACTGATAGAGGGAACACCCCTAACTTATACGTATACAGTTAACACTGGCACAAGATTCATCATCCCTAATCAGAACGTAGATATTTCTACTTTGGTTGTTAAGGTTAAAGAAACTTCTGGCTCAGACATTTTCGAGATCTACAGCCCGACATCAGACCTAATCACAGCTTCTGAAACATCAAAGGTTTATTTCGTTAAAGAAATTGACGATGGATTGTATGAAGTTTATTTCGGTAACAATCTGGTTGGTAAGAAACTGGATAACGGTAACGCTGTTGTTTTCGAGTATTTTGTTTCTAGCCTAGCTGCACCAAACAATGCTTCTGTCTTCACTTATGGTGGATCGAACATCGTTGGCACGAATGTCAGTGTGATAACTACACAAGTAGCTATTAACGGATCTGCACCAGAAGACATCGACACAATTAAGTATAATGCTCCAAGATTCTATGCTTCTCAAAACAGAGCAGTGACTCCAGAGGATTATAAAGTCCTGATCAGTAAGATTTTACCAAACGTAGATACTGTTATGGTATGGGGTGGAGAAGACAACACACCAAAGGTTTATGGTAAAACATTTATTTGTATCAAACCTACAGATTCAGAACGACTGACATCGGCACAAAAAGAATTCTTGCTGACAGCGCTAGATAAAAGAAACATCGTTTCGATAACTCCAGAATTAGTTGACGCTGAGTACTTAGACATCATTCTAGAAACCAACGTGTATTACAACGATAGAGAAACATCAAAGACTATCTCTCAGCTGCAAACTTTAGTCAAGCAATCAGTGTTTGATTACGACGACGCAGAACTTGGTAAATTTGATGGTGTTTTAAGATTCTCTAAATTAGTTGCAGCTATTGACGCTGCAGACCCAAGCGTGGTTAATAACATAACTAAATTAGTAATAGCACGAAGTGTCAGAGCTAAATTTAACTCTAATGCTGAGTATGTTATTAATTTGATCAACCCAATAGCAAAGACTGTTGATGGAAGTTTGTCTTCCACAGGTTTCTTGATTCCTGGAAGTGCTAGAGTTTACTACCTAGACGAAGATGGTAACGGTAATGTTCGTATGTATTACCTAGATTCTTCTCAAGCTAAGGTTATAGCAAATCCTACTATCGGAACAATAGATTATGCTGCTGGTATCATCAATATCAAAAATTTAAACATCGTAGCATTGAACGAATCTATTTTCGAATTAAGAATCGTTCCTGCTTCTTACGACGTAGTTTCTGCACTGAATCAGATCGTTCAAGTTTCTAGAGCAGAGTTGGTTGTTAATATGATCGCAGATAAAACTGCCAATGGTGACTTACAAGCTGGTTATAACTATACATTCACATCGATAACATAATGTCACGTAATCCATTATCAGCCATTGTTTCTAGACAACTCCCTGAATTTGTCAGGGAGGACTACCCAGCATTCGTAGCATTCGTTGAAGCATACTATGCATGGTTGAAGACACAACAAGTTGATTTAGAATCATCTAGAGATTTAGATAACACCTTAAATGTTTTCGTATCTCAATTCAAGAAAGAACTTTCTTATAACCTACCATTCATTGTAGAAGATGAAAGATTTTTCTTACAAAGAATGAAAGACCATTACCTTGCTAAAGGTTCTGAGGCATCTTACAAATTATTGTTTAAGATGCTGTATGGTAAAGATGTTTTGGTTAAGTATCCAGGTAAGCAAATGCTTCGAGCTTCTGCTGGTCACTGGAACCAAGAAATTTCTATTTTCGTTAAAGTAAATTTCGGAAATCCTGAAGTGGTTGTTGGAAAGGTTGTCGATGTACAGACCTTCAACAAAATCATCAGGGTCTTGATTGACAAGAAACAAGAATTGTCTACAGAGGTAGACCGAATCGTATATCTTGGACAAGATGTTTATGAGTTTTTCTTGGACAGAAGATTCTATGGAATTATCAGTCCTGGAAACATCATAACATATGGTGACCAATTCCAAGCCACTGTTCTTTCTGCAGCAAGCAAACTTAACATCGTTAGAGCAGGAACAGGTTTTAAAGTTGGACAAGTTTTCGAAGTTAAGAGTAGTTCGGGAACAACTTCTTTAATTAAGGTTACACGAGTAGATCCAGCCAATGGTGCACTTAAGAATGCGCAAATTATTAAGTTTGGTATTGGTTACATAGCTAACTTTACAACATCTGTCTTACCAGCTGCAGCCATAACTAATTCAACTACATTCAAACAACCAGATAGTAGTATTGTTGTCGGCGCAAAAGTACAGACAGGTGGTGATGTCAATAATCCTATCTTCACCCAGCCAATGACTCTAAAAGAAGTTGGAGCTAGATTCGGTGAAAAGGGATTTATCAACACACCAGATTGGGCTGATTTTGAATATGTAGATGGTGCTTATGCTGGTACTATCATTAGAGAATTTGCACAGACAACATTAGAGGCTTCCAGTTCATTTGCGGTCGGTGTTGCAGCTGAGCCAGCTGTATTCAACATAGAACTTGGCGCTATTTGTAAGTATCCTGGATACTTTGAGAACAACAACGGATTCTTGTCAGATTCTATCTACTTACAAGACAGCAAGTATTACCAACTGTTTTCATATGTTATAACTATAGATGAAAGATTAGCTGATTATAAGTCTGCTGTTAAAACATTGATACACCCTGCAGGTATGCAGTTGTTTGGTGAATTTGATATCACCAATACGTATGATTTAAGTCTACAGCTTGAGTCTCTGGTTAAATCTCTTGGTGTCAGCTTGGAAGAAGATCCAGTTGTTATACAAGATGTATTCAGTAAAACATTCGTTAAGTATCCTCTTGGCGACGAAGTTACTATGACTGAACCAACAGTCAATAATCACCAGACAACTGATCCAGTTACTGGATTGAACTCATCTAAGATAAGACATACCACAACCAAGCCTCTGCAAACCACGTATAGTGGTTTCTTAGACTCAATCACTCAGATAAACACTACTTTATCTAAGTCTGATTATGTTATGATGCTTGAGTCGCCACTTGAGGTGGTTCAAGGTAAAACTATGGTGCCAGATTCTGTCACTGTATTCGAAAGCAACTTCTTTGTTGTGCAGAATAAATTTT